TGGCAAAGAAACCGGTCCTCATTTTTTCTCCGGAGGGAATTTTCCAGAAACAATTTATATTTTCCTCCGGTGTGTTATGTGGTGTTTAGAGGGGTTTACAGGTTTTACAGGTTAAGTTGTTGGTTTGGTAAGTTTCTGGTTACTTTTTATCATATGGTTTATCTCCTTTCGCCTACAAAAGGTAGGTCATTCATCCTGTAAACTCTTCTAAAGACCACATAAACTATTCTATAACTAAATGAGAGGAGGTTGTAAGTATGGCTAAAGTTAAGAAAACTGGTAGTACTCGTAAGATAAGACCAGCTATAACGCCCGAAGCTAGAGAGAATCAGATGATTTCACTTGCTATGGATTGTGCTGAGCAACAGCTTTTAGATGGAACAGCTTCTTCTCAGGTGATAACACATTTCTTAAAGCTTGGTACTGAGCGAGAACGACTTGAAAGAGAGAAACTTGAAAAGGAGAATGAACTTCTTAGAGCTAAAACTGAAGCTATCGAATCTGGTGAAGAAATGAAAGGCCTGTATGAAGATGCTATCCGAGCGATGCGGAATTATGCAGGACAAGGTGAACCGGATGAGTATTAGGACATATTCTGAGTTGATAAAATTACCAACCTTTGAAGAAAGGTATAAGTATCTCCGACTTGGTGAACAAGTTGGTGTGGGTACTTTCGGATTTGATCGTTGGTTAAATCAAGCATTCTATAAATCTAAAGAATGGCTTGCAATAAGAGACCATGTTATATTCCGAGACAATGGTTGTGATCTTGGAATTGAAGGTCGTGAGATACATGGACGAGTTTTAATTCATCATATGAATCCTATAACAAAAGAGGATCTAATGAATAGAAGCGAGTCCCTTTTAAATCCAGAGTATCTTATAACGACAATGAAACTTACGCATGACGCTATTCATTATAGCGATGAGAGTATATTGATTAGTGAGCCAACGATAAGGACAAAGAATGACACTTGTCCATGGCGTCATGACTAATAAGAAAGGGGAACATAACTGTGGAAAGTATACTTACTTCTATAAAACTGTTACTTGGGATAACTGAAGATTACGAACACTTCGATAATCAGATAGTTACCCATATAAACTCGGTTCTTATGGTTCTTACACAGCTGGGTGTTGGTCCGCCTGAAGGATTCATCGTGAAAGACAAGTCAGACACATGGAATGAGTTTATTCCTGACGGAAAGAATCTTGAACTGATAAAGTCCTATGTTCATCTTAAAGTTAAATTACTTTTTGATCCACCGTCTAGTTCTGTTGTTATGGAAAGCATGAATCGTATAATTAGCGAATTTGAATGGCGAATTAATGCAGCAGCAGAATCTAGCACACAGGAGGTGAACGAAGATGAGTCAAAATGAACTTTATCATCATGGTGTTCTCGGTATGAAATGGGGCGTCCGGAGATACCAGAACAAAGATGGATCGTTAACATCTCATGGTCAGAAACGATATGCCAGAGATGCTCGAGAAAAAGGTTACGATCAGCATGACGAATCAAGTGGTGTTCGGTATAAGAAAACCAAAAAAGGTAGAGACACACTAAAAGTCGATGCCCATAGATATGTTAAAGAAGACATGGAGCGTTCGAAGCGTCTCACAGACGCCAGCAACACAATGGTCAGTCAGCTTAAGAACGCTAATGAAAGAAGTATTAAAAACAATCCAGCCCCAAAAATGGATCTTAGTCACATGACTGACAAAGAAATGAGAGACAGAATTAATCGTGCATATCTCGAGAAACAATATAACGATATATTCAATCCAAAGAATGAATCTAAAGGGCGTGAGCATGTTAGTAGGATTCTCGACAATGCAGGGACAGCTCTCACATTAACAAGTTCAGCATTGGGTATCGCTTTAGCTATAAAAGAGTTAAAGGGTTAGATGCCTATGGAACTATATCATTATGGAATAAAAGGTCAGAAATGGGGCGTCCGGAGATACCAATTCGCTGATGGTTCATATACACCGGCTGGCAAGAAGCGATATCAGAATACTCAAAGTCAGAGTAATGTTAAGCACACGACTTCCTTGATAAATATGAAAGTTAATGAGTTAACGCGCACCATGGCAACTCAAGTTACTGGAAAACAATATGTTGATACATGTTTGAAGAAAGGTACAACCTTTTCAAGAATCCAGACATCTAAAGACTTTGAGAACTTTGCTTTCTATGCCACATATAAAAAGCATGACGTTGATGAATATCTAGGTCTCTTTGGTAAAAACCTTATGAGTAGGGCAGACACCGAGGCTAGACGAGCTGAGAAACAGGCTAATATCTCAGGTAACGAGACTGATTTAGCTACTGCAAGACAGCTTCGTAACAAATCTGATGGCATGAAAGTTTACCAACTCAAAATCGATGCTACAAAGAAACTTAAGGTTCCATCTGACGAGAATGCTGGACATATTACTGCCAATCTTCTTAAGGAGCCAGATTTCAAAAAGAACGTGTCGACATCAATAGAAGATTCAAAAGCGAAGATGCGACGTCCAACTCAGCAGATCTTATTTAAACAAGCTCAAAATGCTTTGAATAAAGATCCAAGTAAGATGACTAAATCAGAGAAGGTGGCTATATATAAAGCATTAAACCTTTCTCTAACAAACCATAATCCTCAGGAAATCGCAGCACAGAATCGATTCTATTCAGAGTTGAAGAAGAAGGGATATAATGCATTACTTGATTATAATGATAAGGAATATTCAAGCTATCATGCTAAAAGACCTATGATTGTGTTTGATACTGATTCGGTTAGATTACAGTCGGTAACAGAGACCAATCCAAAAGTAGTGGATAGGTTGTATAGACGATATAATGCTGAACGAATGGCTAAAGAAGTTTCGGCTAACACGTTAGGCTATGTATCAAAATTCGGCACTAAGAGTTTGTCTGAGTGCGATTCTTATGTTCGAAGAAAAACAGAGAGATATTTAAGTTAAAGGAGAACAATTATGGCTTTATCAAACACTGCCACGCCAAAATATTACGGCATGTTTCGTGAAGCCGTAATAAGAGGAGAAATTCCGGTATGCGAAGAAATTTCCATGGAGATGAATCGAATAGATGCTTTAATTGATAACCCTGGGGTTTGGTATGATGACCAAGCAATTCAGGGTTTTATTAATTATTGTGAGAACGAGCTTACACTAACAAACGGTGAGGATCTTCATTTATTAGATTCATTTAAACTATGGGCCGAACAGATTTTCGGTTGGTATTACTTCGTTGAGAGAAGTATTTACGAACCAAATCCAGATGGTCATGGCGGACATTATGTTAAGAAAACAATCAAAAAAAGATTGATTAACAAACAGTATCTCATAGTTGCTCGAGGTGCTGCTAAATCAATGTATGCTTCATGTATTCAAAACTATTTCTTGAATGTCGATACAGCAACAACTCATCAGGTTACTACAGCCCCAACAATGGCTCAGGCCGAAGAAGTTATGTCTCCAATAAGAACAGCCATAACACGATCAAGAGGACCGTTGTATAAGTTTCTTACAGAAGGGTCTCTTCAGAACACAACAGGTAATAAAGCAAACCGGGTTAAGTTGGCTTCGACTAAGAAAGGAATTCAGAATTTTCTGACTGGTTCCTTACTTGAAGTTAGACCTATGTCAATTGATAAGCTTCAGGGTCTTCGAGTTAAAGTTGCAACTGTCGACGAGTGGTTATCTGGTGACATCAGAGAAGATGTTATCGGCGCTCTTGAACAGGGTGCTGCAAAAGAACAGGGCGGAGGAAGTAACGACGACTACCTTATAGTAGCAATCTCTTCTGAAGGTACAGTTCGTAACGGAAGTGGCGACACAATCAAAATGGAGTTAATGAAGATACTCAAGGGTGAGTACAATGCTCCCCATACATCTATCTTCTGGTATAAGCTTGACTCCATTGATGAGGTTAGCGATCCAGCCATGTGGCTTAAAGCGAATCCTAACCTTGATAAAACGGTAACGTATGAAACTTATCAGGATGCAGTCGAAAGAGCTGAACAGGCTCCCGCGACAAGAAACGATATTCTTGCAAAGCGTTTTGGCATTCCTATGGAAGGTTACACTTATTACTTTACATATGAAGAAACATTACCACATAGACGAAGAGAATATTGGCAGTTGCCTTGCGCTTTAGGTGCCGACATGTCTCAGGGTGATGATTTCTGTTCCTTCGTATTTCTGTTCCCATTATCGAATGGGTCTTTTGGTGTAAAGACAAGAAACTACATAACCGAGTTGACATTAAACAAACTTCCATCAGCTATGCGATTCAAATACGAAGAGTTTATGAAAGAAGGAAGCTTAATCGTTATGGATGGCAACATTCTCGATATGATGCAGGTCTATGAGGATCTTGATAACCATATTGCAGAGGTTGGATATGATGTACGATGCTTCGGATACGACCCATATAATGCTCGAGAGTTTGTAGAACGATGGGAACGAGAGAATGGTCCATTCGGAATTGTGAAAGTCATCCAGGGGGCTAAGACAGAATCTGTTCCTTTAGGTGAACTGAAAAAACTGTCTGAAGAAAGAATGCTCTTGTTTGACGAAGATCTCATGACGTTTACCATGGGTAACTGTATCGTCATGGAAGACACAAATGGTAACCGTAAATTATTGAAGAAACGTTACGACGCAAAGATTGATGCGGTAGCTGCTATGATGGATGCGTTTGTCGCGTTCAAGATTAATAGAGAATCATTTGAGTAAAGGAGGAAATCGATGGAAGACAATTATTTAAGTCATCACGGAGTCAAAGGTATGAAGTGGGGTAAGCGTAAAAACTACTACGGACAATCTGGGGATAAATTCAAGGCAAGCAATGGAGTAACAGTTGGGGGCTCCGAAAAACGTAGGGGTTGCTGCTTTTAGAAAAGTACAGGGCACTAAAGCAGGAGGAGCAGCTTTAAACGGTATGGCTAAAATGAATACTGCATTCTATGGTCGCAAAAACAAAGCACAGTGGCGGCGTGTAGAGAACCAGGTTCGTAAGGAGAATCAAGCCGTTAGGGAAGCTAATCAAGCTCATAAAAATGCATTGAATAAAACTTACGAAGAGATAAATAAGAAGACATCTTTTGGCGAAAAGCTTTTGTATAACAGTGCGACGAGAAAGAAAGCTGCTAAATACGTCGTTGATAATAATATGTCCATGAAAGAAGCACGTAAAAAAGCTAACAAACAAGCTCTTAGAAACACAGCAGCATTTATTGGAGCATACGGTGGAATTAAAGTTGCAGCACAATACAAGATGAATCACTAAAGGGGGATTATCATGGAATTAAAAGAAACTGTCGAACTTATGAATAGTTCGGATTACAAAGAGAGATTCAAAGCCGAGTATCTTCAGGCAAAGATTCGGTATGACAAATTACATAAGATGCTCATTAAATGGGATGCTGGAACACTCGATTTCACTCCAAAATGTACTAAAGCATTGCTTCTCGAACAGAAGCGATATATGGGTGAATATATTCGTTGCTTGCAGGTTAGAGCTGAAGTAGAAGGAATAGAACTTGAATAGTTTGAAAGCGGCAAATCTATAGAGTGAAAACCGAGAGGTGACGGCGAGTAGCTCTCTGTCGCTTAACCATAAAAGGAGAAAATCAAAATGGAAATTAATATTGGCTCAAGGCTTAAACACGCCTTTAACGCTTTTATGAATCGAGACCCAACATATACGCCAACCGGATCTAGTTATTCAATAAGACCTGATAGACCCAGACTTTCTCGAGGGAATGAAAGATCTATCGTTACATCAGTCTTTAACCGTATAGCTTTAGATGTGGCTAGTATCGACATTAAGCATTGTCGGTTAGACGAAAACGGAAGGTATGTTGAAGACATAGATTCAGGGTTAAATAATTGCCTCGATCTCGAAGCGAACTTAGATCAGACAGGTCGAGCATTTATTCAGGATGTTGTTATGTCTATGTTGGATGAAGGTTGCGTTGCAATTGTTCCGGTGGATACAACACTTAATCCTAAGATTACTAATTCTTATGACATATTATCAATGAGGACCGGTAAGATACTTGATTGGTATCCAGCTCATGTGAGGGTGCGATTATATAATGATCAGACTGGTGATAAAGAAGACATTCTTCTGCCAAAAAGTCAGGTTGCTATTATAGAAAATCCGTTATATGCAGTTGTCAATGAATATAACTCAACTGCGCAAAGATTGATAAGAAAGCTTAGTTTATTGGATGTGACAGATGAACAAACGGCGTCCGGTAAATTAGACTTGATTATACAGTTACCATATGTTGTTAAAACTGATGCTCGACGAGAACAGGCTAATCGACGACGAAAAGAGATCGAAGAGCAGCTGACTGGTTCTAAGTATGGTATTGCATATATTGATGGAACCGAAAAGGTCACTCAGTTAAATCGTTCGTTAGAGAACAACCTTCTCAAACAAATCGAGTATCTCGCTGAAATGATGTATAGCCAATTAGGAATTACGCAAGAGATTCTTAATGGCACCGCCGATGAAAAGACGATGCTGAATTATAACAATCGTACTGTCGAGCCTATTGTGTCAGCAATAGTCGATGAAATGAAACGAAAGTTCCTCACAAAAACAGCTCGATCACAAAGACAAACAATTACTTTCTTTAGAGACCCATTTAGACTTGTTCCTGTTAACGACATTGCTGAAATAGCAGATAAGTTTACTAGAAATGAGATCATGACCTCTAACGAAATTAGACAGATTGTCGGTATGAAACCATCAGACGATCCGAAAGCCGATGAACTTATCAACAGTAACATAAGTAAGCCTGATGAGACGATGCAACCAACCGACGAAGAATCTCAATATTATAAAGAAGGAGGAGAAAGTCAAAATGGCTAAATTTGATTTTAGCGGATGGGCAACCAGAAATGACTTGCTCTGCGCTGATGGTCGAACCATTCGAAAAAATGCGTTTAAAGACAACGATGGATGCGAAGTCCCGTTGGTCTGGAACCACGAACATAATAATCCCGACGCAGTTCTTGGACATGCTTTACTCGAGAATCGTGATGATGGCGTTTATGCCTACGGTGTGTTTAACGACACTGAACAGGGTAAAACTGCCAAGAAACTTGTACAGAATGGTGATGTTAAATCTTTATCTATCTGGGCTAATCAGCTTAAACAGATGGGCGGAGATGTGATACATGGAAACATTAGAGAGCTTAGTTTAGTTCTCGCAGGAGCAAATCCTGGAGCATATATTGATTTCGCTATGGCTCACAGTGCTGATGAAGAGAATACTCTTTATGCATCTTATGATGAGAACATCATGCTCTATCATTCAGACGAACCAAAGAGTGAAGAGAAAGGAGATAAGAAGATGGACGATCAGAACAAGAAACCTGAAGAATCCGGAAGTGACAAGACTGTTCAGGAAGTTATTGATTCCATGAATGAAGAACAGAAAACCGTAATGTATGCATTAGTTGGTCAGGCATTAGATGATGCCGGTGAATCTGCCGATGATAATAAAGAAGGAGATGAGGAAGAAATGAAGCATAATGTATTTGACAAAGAAGAAATGCAGCAGACAAATGTACTTAGCCATTCCGATGAGGAAGCTATTGTTGAACTTGCGAAACAGAGCAATGTTGGTAGCTTAAAGATGGCTATGCAGATTTACGCTGAGGAGAATGGCGGTAATCTCGCGCACGGTGTATTCACTGATGCTGATACTGAGAAATTATTCCCAGAGTACGAGCTGCTTAAGAAAGGTGAACCTGAGACACTGGAAAGAGACCAGAGCTGGATCGCAGCAGCAATCTCTAAGATCCATAAATCTCCATATAGTCGTATTCGTACAAGACAGGCGGATGCTCGAATTGCTGAGCTGAAAGCTAAGGGTTATCAGAAGAAAGGTAACTACAAACAGAACATGGCGGATATCAAGATGATCGGAAGAACAACTGATCCTCAGACTATCTACATAAAAGATGATATGCATCGGGATGATATTATTGATATCACAGATTTCGATGTTGTAGCATACCAGTGGAAATTAATGCGTCACATCCTGGACGAAACTCTTGCTATGGCTGCACTGGTTGGTGACGGTCGTGAAGAAGGCGATCCAGACAAGATCCATGAAGATCACATTCGTTCAATCTGGCATGATGATGATCTGTATTGTATCCATCAGGATGTAGACTTTGAAGCAGCTAAGACTAAACTTCAGGGTACTAACACTGTCGCAAACTTCAGTGAGAACTACATCAAAGCTGAGGCTATGATTGAAGCAGCTTTATATTCTCGTGAGAAATTCAAAGGTTCTGGAACACCAGATCTTTACTGCACACCACATCTGTTAAATGTAATGCTTTTGGCCCGTGACTTAAATGGTCGTAGAATTTACGATTCTAAGGCTGACCTTGCAGCAGCACTTAACGTTGGTGAAATTCATACTGTAGAGCAGTTTGAAGGACTTCAGAGAGAAACATCTGACGGTCATAAGAAAGGTCTTCTTGGTCTGTTTGTAAATCTTGCTGACTATCAGTTCGGTTCCACAAAGGGTGGAGAGATTACTAAATTCGAAGACTTCGACATGGACTTCAACAGATATAAATATATGTTGGAGACACGTCTGTCAGGTTCCCTTATTAAACTGTATTCTGCAATCGCTCTTGAAGAGCCAATTAGCTAATAAGTAAAAGGAGGATATTGTAATGGATAGAATTTTTCATCATGATGATACAATGTATGAAGCAGCAACCAAGGTTTATGTAAAATCCGACGGTTATGCATACTTGGAAGAAGGTTTCAAAACAAAGGTTCCAGCTGATGTTCTGGAAGACCTGTTTGTTAGAGGACTGATTATTGTTGATACAGGAGTAATGTATAAACCTATCAGTTTCAAAGTTGTAAGCAAGGTTGCTACAGTTACCTATGCTAAGACTAACGGAACCACAGCCACACAGGCTGATCTTGCCACAGCTAAATCTGCCTAGGTGAAATATTATGAGCAAATGGTTTGGTAAAATCGGCTATGCAGTAACAGGCGAAACAGAGCCTGGTGTGTGGGAAGATACTATTGTCGTGAGAGATTACTATGGAGATCTGATTAGCGATAGACGCAAACGTCAGTCGTCGGGTAACGTTAACGATGATATTAATCTTGCAAATGCTATCAGCATTATAGCCGATCCATTTGCTATAGAGAATTGTTCGCACATGGCATATGCTGAGATAATGGGTGCTAAATGGAAGATTACCGAAGTCGAAGTTCAGTACCCTAAATTGATTCTTACAATAGGGGGTGTCTACAATGGGAACACGGCTTGAAATTCAGAGTAAGCTAGAGGAGTTGCTTGGTAGTAGACAGGTTTATTACCAGCCTCCTGAATCCGTCAAAATGGAGTATCCAGCTATTGTATACTCCAAAAGTAATATTAGGACTACTAATGCAAATGATGCTAAGTATTCCAAAATCAATAGATATAATATAACAGTCATATCCAAGAAACCCGACGATCCAGTTCTTGATAAGTTGTTAGGTTTACAGTATTGCTCTTATGACAGGCATTACAAATCTGATAATCTTAATCATGATACATTTAGTCTATATTTTTAAAGGAGGGCAAATAAATGGCTACTCAGAGATTAACATGGGACGATGCCGGTAAAAGACTTTATGAAACCGGTGTAAAACAGGGAGTTCTTTACCCACAGGACGATAACGGCACATACCCAAAAGGCGTAGCTTGGAATGGTCTTACAGCTGTAACTGAATCTCCAGAGGGAGCAGAACCTACTCCATTATATGCTGATGATATTAAGTATTTGAATCTTCTTTCTACAGAGGAATTCAAAGCCACTGTTGAAGCTTATACATATCCGGACGAATTTGCAGAATGCGACGGTTCTGGATCTCTTGTTGAAGGTGTTACTATCGGTCAGCAGGATCGTAAGACATTCGGTCTTAGTTACAGAACTTCACTCGGTAACGATGTTAAAGGTAATGAATATGGTTACAAGCTTCATATTGTATACGGTTGTCTTGCTGCTCCATCCGAGAAAGCATATGCTACTGTAAATGATTCACCAGAAGCTATCACTTTCTCTTGGGAAGTATCAACTACACCTGTTAATGTAACAGGATTCAAACCTACAGCATCTCTTGTTCTTAATTCTGTTAAACTTGGTGCAGCTAAGATGAAAGCTATTGAGGACGTTCTGTACGGTAGTTCAACAGCAGAAGCTCGCTTACCATTACCAGATGAAATTAAGTCTATTATCGAAGGCGCTGCGGCGTAAATTAAATACCATTAGGACCCTGTCTATGTAGGCGGGGTCTTTTTGTTTCTAAAAATGAAAGGAGAAAAACTATGTTAAAGAAGGAAATCACTTACACAGATTATAACGGTGTTGAAAGAACGGAAAACTTTTATTTCAATCTCAGCCAGGCAGAAGTCATGGAAATGGAAATGAGTATAACTGGTGGCTTCTCGGATATGGTTCGGAGAATTGTAGAGACACAGGATGTGCCATCAATTATTAAAATCTTTAAAGAGCTCATCCTTAAAGCTTATGGCGAGAAATCTCCTGATGGTAAACGTTTTATTAAATCTAAAGAACTTTCAACAGCGTTTTCTCAGACTGAAGCATACTCTAAGTTATTTATGGAGCTTGGTACGAATGCTGAAAAAGCAGCAGAGTTTGTGAATGGGATTAATCCGGCTGGTGCGGCAGAAGCTGTAAATCAGTCTAATACTCCAATTCCTATCAATCAGGCACAGGAATAAATATGAAAACAATGGAGGATGAGTAATGCTTACTATAACAATACCGGCTACTGAATCAGAACAATGGGATGAAATTAATGAAGAATTCGTCTATCAAACTGTTGAGAAAGAGCAGGTTTTGCACTTAGAACATTCACTCATCGCTCTTTCTAAGTGGGAGTCAAAATGGCATAAACCTTTTCTAACTGATAAGGAACTGACTCTTGACGAAACAATAGATTATATAAAATGCATGACACTTGACAAGAATATTGATCCTAAAGTGTACGACCGATTAACTCAATCAAATATTGCAGAAATTCGAGAATACATGAACGATCCAATGACAGCCACAACGTTTTCTAATCGAAGTGAGTCTAAAAATAACGGAGAGCAGACTACATCTGAACTTATTTATTATTGGATGATAGCCAACAATATTCCTGTTGAGTTTGAAAAATGGCATATTAAAAGACTCTTAACTTTGATACGTGTATGTAGTGTTAAAAATGCACCGCCGAAGAAAATGGGTCGAAAAGCAATTCTTAGACAAAATGCCGAGATAAATGCTGCTCGGCGAAAACAATTACATACTAAGGGGTGATAGATATGGCTACAGTAAGTAAAAAATGTATCAACCTTGTTAAAGAGTTTGAAGGTTGTAAATTAAAAGCCTACAAAGATGAAGTTGGGGTTTGGACCATCGGGTATGGTATTACAAACTCTGATAAGAGTATCACCAAAACAACTATCAAATCTGGACTTACGATTTCTCAAGCTACAGCAGAATCATGGCTTACTAAATCGTTGAACCAGAAGTATCTTCCTCTTGTAATGAAGTATAACAATACATATAAGTGGAACCAGAACGAAATCGACGCTTTAGTTTCATTTGCTTATAATATCGGCTCTATTAAGCAGTTAACTAACAATGGAACTCGAAGTAGAAAAGAGATTTCAACAGCTATGCTTAAGTATAACAAAGCTGGCGGTAAAGTATATCGCGGTCTTACTCGTCGTAGAGTTGCAGAACAGAAATTGTTCTTAACTCCTGTTAAAACTACTGAAAAGAAGACAGTAGAAAAAGACTACACAAAAGATAGAGTTACTGGTGTTAAATACTTTAGCACTCTTAAGAACAAAGATGTGAAATCTATTACAGAGTTCTTACATAACAGAGAAATTGGTGCTGGCAGCAATAACTTAGGTAAGATTGCAGCAGCCAATGCTGATAGCACAGAAGTTAAAAACGCGTTATTCACATTAGCGAAGAAAGGCTTACTCATTAAACCAGAAGGTTTGAATAAATGGAGTAAGTCGAAATAGGGAGGTGTTAGCGTGATAACTTTTAGACAAAAGGGCGACTTTTCTAAGGTGACTCATTACTTCGAAAAGCTTAAAGAAACTGCGAAGCTCGGTGTATTAGACAAATATGGCCGAGAAGGAGTGGCCGCCCTTGCGTCTGCTACACCGACAGAAACTGGTTTAACAGCCAGCTCGTGGAGCTATACGATAGAACGTCAAAATGGATCTGTTGCTATAGTCTTTGAAAATTCAAACATTAATAAAGGAGTCCCTATTGCTATTATTTTGCAGTATGGACACGGAACTGGAACTGGTGGATGGGTTCAGGGTCGAGATTATATTAATCCGGCCATTCAACCTATCTTTGATAAGATGGCTGACGAAGCTTGGAAGGAGGTTACTAAGATATGAGTACGACTGTCGATAGCAGAGTTGTTGAGATGCGATTTGATAATAAGCAGTTTGAAAGCAACGTTCAGACCAGTATGTCAACTCTTGACAAATTGAAACAAAAGTTAAATCTATCTGGTGCCTCCAAAGGGCTAGAAGGACTTAATAGCGCAGCTAAGCGAGTTGATATGTCAGGTCTTGGGTCTGGAGTCGAGGCTGTAACTGCTAAATTCTCAGCATTACAAGTAATGAGTGTAACTGCTCTTGCTAACATTACAAACTCAGCGGTTAATGCCGGCAAGAATATCGTTTCCGCATTAACTATTGATCCTATTAAAGATGGTTTTACTGAGTATGAAACACAGATGAATGCAGTTCAGACAATCCTGGCAAACACTCAAAAAGAAGGTACAACTGTAAAAACAGTAAATGCAGCACTTGATGAATTAAATCATTATGCAGATAAGACTATTTACAATTTTACAGAGATGACCAGGAACATTGGTACGTTTACTGCGGCTGGTGTTAAGTTGGATACTTCAGTATCTGCTATTCAGGGTATTGCTAACTTGGCAGCGGTATCAGGTTCATCTTCACAGCAGGCATCAACTGCAATGTATCAGCTTTCTCAGGCTATTGCCTCAGGTACAGTCAAACTTATGGACTGGAACTCGGTCGTTAATGCTGGTATGGGTGGTCAGGTATTCCAGGACGCTCTTGTTCGTACATCTGAACATTTAAAAACCGGGGCGAAAGACGCTATCTCTGCTAAAGGATCGTTTAGAGAGTCCTTACAAACAGGATGGCTTACTACTGAAGTTCTTACTCAAACCCTCGACCAGTTTGCGACAGCGGCAGATACTCAGGAAGAATATGAAGCAGCTGTTAAGAAATTCGTTGACCAGGGATATTCTAAAAAGCAGGCTAAAGAAATGGCTGACATGGCTAGAACAGCTGGTCAAGCAGCCACAAAAGTTAAAACATTCAGTCAGTTAATTGATACAGTGAAAGAAGCTTTAGGCTCGGGATGGACTGAAACTTGGAGAACCATCGTTGGTGATTTTGAAGATGCTAAAACTTTATGGACTGATGTTTCTGACGCACTTAGTGGAATGATAAACAAATCAGCTGATGCTCGTAACAAGGTTGTTAAAGGTTGGGCTAGATTAGGTGGACGTACTGCCTTAATTGAATCATTTAAGAATGTATTCACAGCATTAGGTAAAGTAATAACGCCTATAGGTAAAGCGTTTAGAGAGATATTTCCAAGAACGACCGCAAAACAGTTATATGAAATTACAAAAAGTGTTAGAGATTTTACAAAAGGCTTAATTGTAAGTGATTCCACAGCTAAGAAAATACATAGTACATTCAAAGGCGTTTTTTCAGTTCTTGATGTTGGGTTAGATATTGTTAAGACACTTGGAAAAGGCTTATTTAGTCTTGTCGGAAATTTCAAAGGTTTAGGTAGTGGAATATTAACGGTAACTGGGCATATAGGAGATTTCTTATCTAAATTAAGTTCCTCAATTAAAGATGTTAATTTGTTTAATAAATCGTTTACATCAGGATTTGACACTAAAGTCTTTGATGGACTTATTGGGTTCTTTGAAGGTCTTTGGAATGTCATAGCTAAAGTTGGATCTTCTGTTGTCAAAACATTTGGATCTATCGGACAAGCTATATCTGATGCATTTGGTAAAGGTGACATTTTTGAAGTGCTGAACTCTGGCTTAATTGCTGGAATTTTACTTACTATCAAAAAATTCACTGGAACAATCGACGATGCTTTTGACGGTTTTGGTGGTGTGCTTGAAAACGTCACTGGTATATTAGACGATGTTCGAGGATGTTTCGAAGCTTACCAAAAACAGCTTAAAGCTGGAGCTTTACTTAAAATAGCATCGGCTATTGCTATACTGGCAGGATCACTATACTTAATATCTATGATTAATCCAGATTCAATGAATCAAGCGATAACTGCAATTACTGTTTTATTTACTGAATTAGTAGCAGCTATGGCAGCAATGAATAAGTGGGGTGGGTCGTCCAAACTGTTTGATACAACAGCCGTCAAAATGGTTGGAATGTCTGCGGCTATACTTATACTTGCTACAGCTTTGAAATCTTTATCTGGATTGAATTGGGATCAGCTAGCTGTTGGATTAACTGGCGTTTCAGTTCTTCTCTGGGAATTAGTAGCTGCTTCTGTAATTATGTCAGCAACTGGTTCAAAGATGATTAAAGGGTCTCTTGGTCTTATCGCATTAGCCGGCGCTATGAAGATATTAGCCTCGGCATGTAAAGATTTCTCAAAAATGAGTTGGGAAGACATAGGAAAAGGTTTAGCAGCAATCGGTGGTTTATTACTCGAGATATCAGCATTTACGAATATTGCTAGTTACGCTAAACACATTACACGTACTGGTCTTTCCATGATGTTAATTGCGGCATCTCTGAAGATACTCGCTTCCGTAATGGCTGATTTCGGAGGTATGGACTGGAACGCAATCGGAAAAGGTCTTGCTGGTATGGGCGGGGCTTTAGCAGAATTAGCAATAGCTATGAGACTGATACCAAATGGCGCTGTATTTAAAGCAACAGGTCTTGTTGTTGCGGCTGCTGCATTAAAAGTAATCGCTAGTGCATTAAATGATATCGGCGGTATGAGTCAAGAGAACGTTGGTAAAAGTCTAATCGCTATTGGAGTTGCTCTAGGCGAGTTAGCCATCGGTTTGAATCTTATGAAAGGAACACTTGGCGGTTCGGCGGCGTTATTAGTGGCTGCGTCATCGTTAGCAATTCTTGTTCCTGTAATAAAAACTCTAGGTAACATGAGTTGGACTGAAATAGGTAAAGGCTTACTGACTTTGGCTGGGGCATTTACTGTAATAGGAGTAGCTGGAGCTTTATTAGGCCCTATAGTTCCTACAATACTTGGTTTATCCGCAGCATTTGCATTACTCGGCGTTGGTATGGCTGGAATAGGTGTTGGATTGATTGGTATATCTGCCGGAATAACAGCATTAGCCGCAGCAGGAGCAGCTGGTGCAACAGCAATAGTCGCTGCATTAACGGTTATTGTTACAGGCATATTAGACCTTGTTCCTACAATTGCTAAGATAATTGGTAACGGTATTGTCGAAATTGCTAAGGTATTAGGAGAAGCTGCCCCACAATTAGCTGAGAGTTTCCTTAAGTTAATTTCAGAATCACTGAAAGCATTAGCTGAATATGCGCCGCAAATAGCAGATTCATTATTTGAATTACTCATAGGCGTAATAAACAGTCTTGCTGTACATACTCCTGAGCTAATTCAGGCTTTTGTTAATTTATTAGCTAAAGTCTTTGAAGGTGTTGCCGACGCATTAAATGGAATTGATACAGCTAATTTATTAAAAGGGATACTTGCTGTCGGAATGATGTCAGCTTTAGCTTATGCTCTGGCTGGTATAACTGCAATTATTCCATCAGCTATGGCTGGCTTACTTGGAGTTGGAGTTCTTATAGCTGAGATGTCTGCGATTTTAGCAGCAATCGGTGGATTGGCTCAAATACCAGGATTAAGTTGGCTTGTCGAAGAAGGCGGAAATTTTCTACAAAAAATAGGAACAGCAATTGGACAGTTTATTGGCGGTATAGCCGGAGGAGTTGCTAAAGGTTTCTCATCTAGCTTGCCAGAAATCGGAACAAATTTGTCGTCCTTTATGGAAAATCTGAAACCATTCATAGAAGGTGCTAAAACCATCGACAGTACCGTGATAGAGAGTGTAGATAACATTGTTAGTCTTCTTAGTAAGATAACAGGACAAAACATTCTTGAAGCTATATCGTCATTCATTACCGGAACGTCTTCGATGGAAACATTCAAAACACAGTTGGATGCATTTGGAGACGCTATAGTAAGCTTCTCACAAAAAGTTTCCGGTAATATAGATCCCGGATTTATAGAAGCCGCAGCTAATGCTGGGAAACTTTTAACAGAACTTCAATCTACAGTTGAACCAGATAATGGACTTTTTCAATTATTGGCTGGAGAAAAGAATCTCGGAGAGCTTGGCACGCAGGCTGTAGCTTTTGCAGATTCAATCAAAATGGTTGCTAAATCACTCTCTGGAATGAATGAAACAGACTTTACGAACGTGGAAGGTCTTGCCAATGCAGGCCAAGCTTTAGCTGATTTACAATCTATGGTTGAGCCGGCTAATGGTCTGTTACAGGCACTGAGTGGTTCACAAGATTTAAGCACTCTTGGTTCCCAGGCCATCGCATTTGTCAATTCAATGAAGAAAATCGCCGAGACTATTTCTACAATGGGTGAAACCGATTTCAGTAATATTGAAAGTTTAGCAAATGCAGGGCAAGCTTTAGCGGCACTTCAGTCTGCTGTTGCACCGGCAAATGGATTAATGCAAGCTTTAGCCGGTTCTCAAGATTTAAGCACCTTAGGTTATCAAGCTTCGATGTTTGCTTACTCTATTAAGTTGGTTGCTCAGGCAATTTCAGGAATGGGGGAAACGGACTTTACAAATCTTGAGAGTCTAGCTAATGTCGGTCAGGCATTCGCAGCACTTCAGTCTGCTGTAGCACCTGCTAATGGATTATTGCAAGCTCTAAGTGGATCACAAGATTTAAGTACGTTAGGCTATCAGGTGATTGCATTCGCAGGATCAATCAAAATGGTAGCTCAGGCTATCTCCGGACTCAAAGAAGCAGACTTTACGAATATTGAAAACTTAGCAAATGCTGGACAAGCACTAGCTGCGCTTCAGTCATCGGTTGAACCAGCTAACGGATTAATGCAAGTTTTAACCGGATCAGGAGACTTATCAACTTTAGGTATTCAGGCATCATCATTTGCTAAATCTCTTTCTATGATTTCGAAGTCATTAACTGGTGATAATGCTATTGATATGAGTGCTGTTGAAACTGCAACCCAAGCAGGTAAAATGTTATCAGCTCTTCAGAAAGCGTTACCGGAAGAACATTGGTTTGATGGTAAGATGAATCTTCAGCAGTTTGGAACTAAGATTTCAGCCTTCGGCACAGCCATGAAATCATTCGGCGATTCAGTAGCCGAAGTCGATACAAGTAAGATATCTCTGTCTATAACATTAGGTAGAAGAATTGCTGCCTTTGCTAAGAGTATTGTTGATTTAGATACATCCGGAATCAGCAACTTCAAGAAGGTAAAAGGTATCGGCGATGCTATTAAAGGTTATAACAATAAAGTTTCTGATATTGACACCGGGGTAGTCTCTAAGTCTATAACAGCAGCGAATAGACTTAAATCATTTGTTCGCGGATTATCTGGATTTGATAGTAGCTCCATAAGTAACTTTAAAGTTGGTAGTCTTGGTAAAGCTATTAAATCATATAGTGATTCAGTATCTGGGATGAATGTCAGTACAGTATCTAGTTCAATCACAGCAGCTAACAGACTTAAGTCATTCATTTCAAGTCTTGCTGGACTTGATACGAGTGGTGTCGGTAAGTTTAAATCTGCTATTTCTGAACTAGGTAAGACAAACGTTAGTCAGGTCGCTTCTGCGTTTAGTAAAGGCACAAGCAAAATTACAAGTGCTGGACGAAATCTTACTAAAGCATTATCCAGTGGAATTAAATCAAACTCCAGTTCTGTTAAATCAGCAGCTACAAGTATGGTTAGTTCTATGCAGAAATCCATCACAAGTAAAGCATCATCATTCACTTCATCTGGTGCTAAGTTAGCAACTAGCTTTGTTAAAGGTATAACGTCTAAGAAAGGTGCTGCTGTATCGGCGGCTAAAGCACTTGCTACTTCAGCAGCTTCAGCGTCAAAGACAGGTTATGGAACGATGTATGCAAATGGCGCTTATCTTGGTGCTGGGTTAATCTCAGGTGTTAGAGGTAAGATATCAGCAGCATATGCAGCAGGTTATGCTTTAGGTCAAGCTGCGGTAAGAGGTGAGAAAGATGGTCAGCATTCTAACTCACCATCAAAAGATACCATTAAAGCAGGTAAATGGCTTGGCGAAGGACTTGTTATAGGTACACAATCTATGACTAAGAAAGTATATAAAGCCGGTCATAGCATGGGACAAGCGGCAACACAGTCAATTTCATCTGCAATCTCGTCAGCAGCTAATTTGGTTGATAAGGTTGCTGAATCAACACCTACAATTCGTCCGGTAGTAGATTTATCTGATGTTAAGGATCAGGCGTCAACTATAGGAAGTTTATTTAGTAATCCTATGGTTTCGCCAACATCTAATATTAGAGCGATCAAGACATTAATGGACGAAAACAGTCAAAATGGAAATATTGATGATGTTGTATCTGCCATCAATAAGCTTCGTAAAGACATGGGTAATGTCGGTAATACTTATAATAGTATTAATGGCGTTACTTACGATGATGGAAGTGGTATCTCTGATGCAGTAGAAACTATATTTAGAGCAGCTAGAGTAGAAAGGAGGCGATAAGCTTGGCTGATGAAATGTATACTGTAGTTTTAGGTGATACTTTGTCCGAGATCGCCTGGAAGTACAATTCAACGTATAACTATGGATCTAATGCCATGGCTGCGGCCCAACGGTTAGGAGCGTTAAACGATATTGAGAACATTGATAAATTGTATATCGGTCAGGTTTTATCGCTCAAAAACACAAAAGGTAAGAAAATCAAGAAAAAGAAGAATAATTCTTTAACACCGAAAATAAGTCGCATGGGCATTCAGTCAAACTCTGAAAATACGGTGTTCGCTACTTGGCGATTTACTAGATCTCATGTGAAAGAATATCGATGTGTATGGTATTATTCTACAGGTGACGGTATTTGGTTTGTTGGTTCTGATTCTACTGAAACTAGAAAACAGTCAACTTATAACCCACCGTCTAATGCTACCAGCGTTAAATTCAACGTCAAAGCAATTTCCAAGACACATAAGGTTACAACAACCAAGAAAGTCAAAGGAAAGAAAAAGAAGACAACCAAAGAAGTGCATTATTGGACTGGTAAATGGTCTAAATCAAAGATCGTCCAATTCAGCAAAAGCCAAAAGCCAGACAAACCATCTGTACCATCGCTTGAAATGAATAAGTACAAATTAACAGCTAAAGTTGAAAACCTAGATACCAGTGTTAATAAACCAACAAAGATTGAATTCTATGTTGTTAAGAATAACAGTAGTAAAGTCTTCAAACAGAATAAGGCTAATGTTGTTCAAAGAACAGCTTCTTATTCGTGGAATGTTGATGCTGGCGGAAAGTACAAGGTTAAATGTCGAGCTATTCGTGAGATATATAAGAATAAGAAAGTTGTTAGCACTTTATACAGCGATTGGTCTGATTTCTCTTCTGAAGTAACGACTATACCTAATGCTCCAAAATCCATAACATCTTTGACGGCGACCTCCGCCACAGAAATTAAATGTGTGTGGTCCAAAGTATCAAACGTCACTGGGTATGAAGTGGAATATACCACCAATAAAGCATATTTTGATACGAATTCAGATAAGGTCTCAAGTAAGACTATAGAAGTTGGTACTACAGCAATAATTTCAGGTCTTGAAGATGGCGACGAATATTTCTTCAGAGTAAGGGCTGTAAATGAACAAGGGAGATCGGGATGGACTCCGATTAAATCTTGTAAGGTTGGTCAGAAACCAGCAGCGCCAACAACGTGGTCATCTTCCACAACAGCAATCGTCGGCGAGAAAGTAATTTTATATTGGGTACATAACACCAATGACGGCTCTAAAGCAACAAAAGCTGACTTAGAATTGCTTGTCAATGGTGTTGATAAAAGTCCGAAAGATTTTACTTATACTCCTAAAGACGAAGAAGAAGAAACGACTTATCAATATACCATAGATACGAATGCATATAGCGATGGAGCTACGGTTCAATGGCGAGTTAGAACTGCCGGTGTGACTGGAGTTTATGGCGATTGGTCAGTTCAAAGAACTATTGATATTTATGCTCCGCCAACGCTTGAATTACATTTAACAAATACTGATGATGAGGACATTGAAGCATTATCATCTTTCCCTTTGTATGTTAAAGGTATACCTGGACCACAGTCTCAATCTCCTATCGGTTACCATCTAACCGTTGTGTCTACAGAAGATTATGAGACCGAAGATCAGATAGGTAACGAGAAACTCGTAAGTGCGAACGAGGAAATATATTCGAAATACTTCGATATAAAGACTCAATTGATTGCTGAGTTATCTGCGAATAATATCGATCTCGAAAATGGTAAGACATATAAAGTTCACTGTATAGTTACTATGAATTCCGGATTGACTGCTGAGGCTGAATCAGAGTTTACTGTAGATTGGGTTGAAGAAGAGTATGGTCCTGATGCTGAGATTATTTATAACGAAGATACTTATTCATGTTCAATAAGACCGTATTGTTTTACCACTCCTGATGAATATTTTCCAGACGAAGAAATTCCTGCAACAACTGCTGATGAAACTACGGAAACACCAGCGGAGGATTCCGATAATGAAGAAGAAACTGTTAATGAGATTCTTGTAGAAGGTGTAACTCTTAGTGTATATCGTCGAGATTATAACGGTGAATTTATCGAGATAGCAACTGGACTTGATAACACAAGTAATATATATGTTACTGACCCTCATCCAGCTTTGGATTACGGAAGATATCGTGTTGTCGTTACGTCAAATGCGACAGGAGCAGTTAGCTATGTAGACCTCCCAGGGTATCCGATATCCGAATCTTCTGTAATTATTCAGTGGAATGAGTCATGGAATAACCTTATTACATCAGAAGTGAACGAGGGTGAAATTCCAGACGAACCAACATGGAGTGGATCGAGAGTAATTCTTCCATATAACATTGACGTATCTGACAAGAACGACATCGATGTATCCCTTGTTAAATATGTAGGTCGTAAACGCCCTGTGAGTTATTATGGTACTCAGCTTGGTGAGACAGCATCATGGAAGGTTGAAATACCTAAAAACGATGAGGAGACTTTGTATGCTTTAAGGCGTTTAGCAATCTGGACTGGTGATGTGTACGTACGTGAGCCATCCGGAACTGGGTATTGGGCAAATATATCTGTTTCTATGAGTCAGACCCATTGTCAATTAACAATACCAGTAACACTTGAAATTACGAGAGTTGAAGGAGGTGTTTGATATGCCTAATTGGGGCGAATCAATGCAACAAACCTTCGAGTATTATACGGTTGACCCAGGAACATGGCGAGACGATCAAAGAATAACAACAATTACAAAGAGTAGTGTAGAACGTGACAGCGACTCTGGGACGCTCGGTTCAGCTTCTATTGAGGCTACCGAGTCTCTCGGAGAATGCTACGTTCGTGTTTACCTTATAACAATTCAAAATGGAAAAAGAGAGAAACATCCGTTGGGAACATTTCTTGTCCAGACTCCATCCACATCGTTTGATGGTAAGGTTAAGAAAATTACAATGGACGCTTATACTCCGTTATTGGAACTTAAAGAGAATCCGCCGCCACTTGGATACTCAATACTTAAGAATGCGAATGTTATGGAGAACGCATATATTATTTCTCGAGAGCATATGAGAGCGCCTGTCGTAAAGACAACTAACTCTGAGAAATTATATAGTGATTTTGTTGCTAACACAGACGACACATGGTTAACATTTGTATCTGACCTGATAGCAAATGCTAAGTATCATCTTGATTTAGATGAGTTAGGTAGGCTTATATATTCTCCGGATCAGGACATTGAATCACTTCAGCCAGTGTGGACTTATGATGATGGAAACAGCTCAATTTTATATCCAGACATATCTATGGATCATGATTTATATGGTGTGCCAAATGTGGTTGAAGTAGTGTATTCCGGTAATGGCGCTAACTATAACATTCGAGTGGAGAATAACGACGAAAATAGTCCAACGTCAATAATCAATAGAGGACGAGAGATAATTTATCGAGACACCGATCCAGATTTAACTGGTGTTCCGACAAAGGCTCAACTTGAAGAATATGCCAAAAGACTTCTCAAGAGTCTATCCTCGGTCGAGTACACAATTTCATATTCACACGGATATTGTCCGGTCAGACTTGGTGATTGTGTACGACTTAATTATGAACGAGCTGGTATGAACGGCATTAAAGCTAAAGTAATAAAGCAGTCTATTGATTGTTCGTCTGGATGTAAAATAACTGAAACTGCAAAATTTACAGCAAAATTATGGGGGTGATGAATTATGAATCTATCTAGTGATCTGGTGGCTAAGTTCGTCGATGTCATGAAACAAGATAGTAAACGAGACACCGGAAGCATTGGACCCATTTATGGAACAATCGTAGAATATGGTGGTTCTAGGTATGTTAAACTGGATGGTTCTGATTCTTTAACCCCTATTGTGTCGGCAGTTGATGCTAAGCCTGGAGAAAGAGTTCTTGTTAATATTTTAAAGCATTCTGCTACAGTTATTGGTAACGTATCTTCTCCAGCAGCCAGAACAGATAGTGTTAAAGAGGTTGCTGACAAGGTTACTACTGTTGAAATAATCGTAGCTGATAAAGCAGATGTTAAAGATCTCCAAGCACAGTCGGGTAGGATTGATACTCTGGTTTCCGAGAATGTAACAATTCGAGAGAAAATTACAGCCAGTGAAGGCGAGATTGCTGATCTAAAATCGACGAATGTAACAATTACCGGGAAGCTTACTGCGGCAGAAGGCGAAATCCAGCAGTTAAAAACTGATAAGCTAGATGCCTCCACTGCTGAGATTACTTATGCGACAATTACTAATCTTAACGCTACGAACGCTCAGATTAATAATCTGTCAGCTACATATGGTAAGTTTGTCGATCTCACCACTGATAAATTTGAGGCTGTTGATGCAAGTATTGAGAACCTTAATGTAGATAACATATCCATCAAAGGACGACTTGACGTAAATGAAGCTGACATTAACACGCTAAATGCAAATAAAGCTAACATAGACGACCTTAATGCTGCCACAGCTAGGATTAGTACCCTTGAAGCAGGTAAGATCACAACTGATGAACTCATTGCTAAGAAGGCGGATATTGACCTTGCTAACGTTAATAACGCTTGGATTCAAAATGGAATCATTAAAGATGGTTCTATTGGCGAAGCAGCTATTCATGATGGTGCTATTACGAATGTTAAGATTGCAGATGCTACAATTGAAGCAGCGAAGATTAAGTCCATCAATGCTGACACAATCACTGCCGGTACGATTAAGACTGATAGGCTTATAATCACTGGTCCAGACGGACAAGACTCAATTGTTAAGGCTATTAACATAGCGAATGGTGTATCTGAGGCTGACGTAAATAGTCAGAAGATTCAGGCAGCTTCAATTGATGTTGTGGACTTATCTGCACTCAAGGCTACGATTGCTGGCTTTGATATGAACGGTAATGCTATTTATAGCGGTAAGGAATCCATTAAAGACCCTAATAGTGGGGTTTATATTTCTACCACTGGTATTGGGATGGGTGATGGTGCACTTACTGGTAAGGATGAATCTCCACTACAGGCTTATGCTGACGGAAGTTTCAAACTTACTGGTAAGAATTCATCGTTCGATTTTAATACTGTAACCGGTGAATTAAATATTGAGGCATCTAGCCTAAAAATCTCATCAAAGAGCGTTGCTACAAAAGATGATGTAGACGAGGTTCGAGATGAGATTACGACACTTATGACACTAAACTCAACAAGAGGAGTAACATTCAAAAACAACAAAGTATCTACTGTCTTGTATATTACGATATACCACGGTAAACAGCGTATAACCGACGCAGCAACGATGAAAGAAGTTTATGGCGAAAACGCGTATCTTCAGTGGAAATGGTTGCGCTTAGATGAGGCTGAATACGGTATTATATCTTCCTCTGATTCAAGATTTAGAGACGATGGATTTAAGTTTGTATTATCACCGGATGACGTAGATGCTCAAGTTTCATTTGAATGTGAATTAATAACTGACGATTAAGGAGGAAAATAATATGGCTATTAAAGCTACTGCTCAAACAACTATTATTGACGTAACCGACGCGTATTCGGTCATGCTTACAAGTGAGGCATATACATTTGTTGGCGGAACTGGTGGAGTTGGATCAGGACAGACTTGTGCAACAGAAGCTGTCGCATACTGTGGTACAAATCAGTGTGCTTCTGTATCAGTAAATGCGGCAGACATCGTTTGTCCAACGGGAATTACAGCTACTGTAGAAAATAGTGGTACATCAAAAGTTAAAATTACATTCAAAACAACAGCCACAGTAAATGCAGCATGCGAAGCAACAATTCCTGTCGTAGTTGATGGAATTACAATGAATAAGAAATTCTCATTCGCTGTTGCTAGAACAGGTAATACTGGAGCAACTGGTAAAGGTATTAAAGGAACTCCTGTGGCTGAATATGTTGGTTCCGCGTCTAATACAACCGTACCAACAAGCGGATGGTCTACAACTATCCCGAGTGTAACTCAGGGGCAGTATTTATGGACAAGGGTTACTACAACCTATACTGATAACACCACATCAGTAAGTTACTCTGTAGCTAAACAGGGTTCAACGGGAGCTACCGGTACAGTTGGTTCTCAGTGGTATTCAGGCACTGGTATCACTGGTACATCTACAACAGCAACGGCATTCACTGGCTCAGGTGTAGCCAATGCCCGTGTAAACGATATGTATCTTAACACATCAACTGGTTATACATATAAATGTACGGTTGGGGGTAATGCTCAGACAGCTAAATGGGTTTATGCCGGAAGCATCAAAGGTAATCAGGGAGATAAAGGAAATACTGGCGCAACAGGTAATGGTATTTCCAAAGCTGATATTACATATGCAGCATCATCCTCAAACACCTCAGCACCAACAAGTGGATGGCAGTCTACACCACCGTCAGTATCAGCGGGTCAGTATCTCTGGACAAAGACTGTATTTACTTATACAAACGGTGGAACTGCAACCCAATACAGTGTTGCCAAACAGGGAGCAACCGGTGCCGCCGGAGCAGACGCATTAACAGGTACAATCACGTTATCTAACGGTAATATATTCAAAAACAATACAGGATCTACAGTCCTTACAGCTCATGTATGGAAAGGATCTGTAGAACAGACTATTACAGATGCGGGCGTTTGTGGATCTCTCGGTTCGGTTAAATGGTACAAAGTTGGATCTGATACTGCTATCGCCACAGCTAAGTCCATTACCGTTTCGGCAGGCGATGTAACAAATACTGCGTCATATTATTTCCAGCTTGAGGGTTGATAAGGGGGTGTTAGTCTATGGCTGTAAAAGTTAGATGTAGTGTAACATTATATAAAGTCATAGACATTGACAAGGTAACCCGGTATTACTTACTTCAATCTTCAACTTTAGCGGCTCCGTCCAAACCAGCAGATGGGGCTGCTATTAGTAGTAAGTGGAGTAAGACTGAGCCGTCATATACCTCTGGCTCTACTATGACTTTATATTCTGTTGATCAGACAGTTATGAGCAATGGAGCGATTAAGTATTCTGAAGTCTCTAAATCTAGCAGCTATGAAGCAGCTAAGGAGGCTTATAATTTAGCCAATACTGCAAACAACACAGTGAATGGATTAAAAACTCGTGTTGACGATGCTTATACTGAAATCGAAAGCAATAAGACTGAAATCTCATTAAAAGCATCGCAAACTGAGGTTGCCACCCTTTCGAATAACTTAAACGCATACATAGATTCATCCACTACAATGATTCAAAACATCAACGGTTGGCAGTTTAACTTTAATAAGTTAATTAGAACTGATGAAGCTGATGTAGCTAATCATACTGATTACATCACACTTCAAAATGGAGATATCATCTTAGGTGAATCAGCGAGTGATTTAAAACTTAAAATTGGTAATGACGCAATTCAGTTTAAAGGAACTAGCGACGAAGAAGTTACCCCAGATCCGGATGCAACAGCATGGATCACAGGTCAGAAGTTTAATATTAACGAAGGAGAAATTCACACCACACTTAAAGTAGGTAACCTTCAATTTACCCCTAGACCTAATGGTAATTTCAGTTTAACGATTGTTTAAAAAAGAGGTACATATTATGAAAAAGAAAAGTATTATCACGTTATTATTAACATTTCTCTTAGTATTGTCAATCATTCCAGCGAATGCTAACGCTAAAGAAACGACAAGACACACAACTGAATGGCAACAGGAGTATAAGAATTTCCTTAATTCTCGTTTACATAAGCCGATTAAGCTTAAGCTGACGCATAACTATATTGGAGTTGGATCACGAAAATTTAATTATGAATGGAACGGCGTTAAAGGGGCGACTAAGTATAAAGTTCAGCGAAGTAGTAATAAGAATTTTGACGGTTGTGGTACCGAATATGTGATAGGCACAAACTATGGTTATTGGCTCGGCGGTGGTTTAGGATTTTATGATAGAGTTGCCCACCTTGATTGGTATATCAGAGTTAAACCAATATTTGGTAAGTGCGAAGGACGATGGAGTAAACCGCTGTTTGTTCCTGGTGATCTTAATAAATAATCAATTAATACAAAAGGCTCCTCCTTGTATGTGAGGGGTCTTTTTTTAATTTGAAAGGAGGGGTCAAAATGGCTAGTGGTGGTTATTATGCTTTATACGATTATCCAAAAGAAATGACAACAGATACCGCCGGAACATTTAAAATGTCTAAGATAGATATGACAACGAATGATGTCACATATTCTTTTAAATACGATTTTATATGCGATGGAGTAACAACATCAAAAACAGTAGCCACAGGACTTACAGCTACCCAATATACTTGGACACCTACGACAGCAATTTTTGCGCCATTAATGACGAAGAGTGACCAAGGAACACTTAAGGTCGCTATTGAAAGTAGTAATGGACGTAGAATGACTTACTACGCGACCATTTCACTTAAATTAAAAGCGTCTATTAAGCCATCTAGTACATTTCAATATGTTGGTGATACAGGGTTTAATAATAAAGCAATTGCCGGTATTACTTCATTTACATTTACAATCAACGTTCCAGGATTATATGGTGCTAGTCAGACAGTGAAATTTACTATTAAAGATACCGATTATGTACAAAACGTACCAGCAGTATCTGGAACGACAAATACAGCGGTTACATTCGATGTCGGTACATTTGCCTGCAATGATCCAACGGCAATGTATACACGATGGTTCTTTAAAATAGAAATTACTGATAGTCGCGGTCGCTCAGATTCACGAATGGATTGGGTAACTATATATCCTTATTCGCCTCCTGATGTGGTTGCTACTGTAGACAGAAATGCTGATGAAAAACCGGTATTAACATTTACACCTTCATATCAAGCTACTGTAGCTGGTGCGACAAACTCTATAACTATATTTTGGGCGAGATGTAATGTTGACGGAGAAGTCTATGAAACTGACTTAAAAGGTAAGACCTCGCCACAAGTATTGGTCGGTACGTATGATCTGTCAAAAGCATATCAATTCACTATTGCTATTAAGGATTCAGTTAGACCGTCGGCTATTATCAAAAGAATTATATTACCAAGTGCGATGCCAGTAATGGATATTGGAGCTGATGGCAAGACTGTTACGTTCTTCGGAACCTCACCTAATTCGGCAGATAAAAATACATTAAGGGTTGGCGACGTTGCTAGTTTCGGAGAAGAGGTTGTATTGGGCGATACTTCAAATAGTTATACAGTCGTAAAAGCGACAGGTTTAACAGTTCATGATAAAAATACTGTTGTTGGCGATGATACTGATGTTATAGCATCAATTGGTATTGGTAACACAGTAAATGCATCCGGCTCGAAAGTAACAGGTCCTTTTTACACTCTAGGTGTGCGAAGTTTTAACGAAGTCGATGGAGTCGGAATACAGCCAACAGAAAATGGTTTATATTCAATGGTTGAAGGTTGGCTATGCGAAGCGTCTGGATATGCTTCACACGCTGAAGGAAATGCTTGTTGCGCATCCGGACATTTGTCACATGCTGGAGGAATGAATAGTGGAGCCTCTGGTTTTGCATCATTTGCACATGGATATGGACTTCGAGCTAATGGTGAATATCAAGCAGTATTTGGCATGAATAACATTGTTGATACTAGTAATAAATATTTACTTATCGTCGGAAATGGCCCGGGCGAAGGCACGTCGTCAAACGCCTTAGGAGTAACTGCTAATGGTCATATTGATGTTCAGAAAAATATTTATATAAACACAAACGGCTCTGGTATATTTGAGAGAGATACTGATGGGACGAATCGTGAATTGATAGCCATGGACGGTAATAATAAGTTATCAATAGGATATGGGCAATATAGTCATGGTGGCAGAGAAACCGTATTACAAGGCGGTAATAAATTAACATTACGACTTAAAAACCCGAATGCCACATGGAGACCGTATATGGCGAAGGGAGATAGTTTCAATACAACTATTCAGGTAGGAGGTTATATCACAAATTCCGGTAAAGATGTAACATTCCAATTACCACTTAACAATCCGGTTATCGGAAATCCAACAGTGACAATAGCAAGTGTCGATGGTCTTTGCGTTAGACAAAATAATAAATACTTATATGGATCAACAGCTTCGAAATTCGCCAAACCAAGTTCGTACAGCTGTACATTAGGCAATGGCGGAAACCATATTAAAATAACTGCTAAAATGGCAAACACAACGAATGTAGAGAATAATAGTGCCTGTGGTATTTATGCTAGTATAAAAGTCACATTCTCATAAGGAGGGGTCAAAATGGCTTTAAAGAAAGAAGTCCGCCAGGGTAATGGCGTGGTTACAAATTATCATCGAATTTTATATGTAATGTCGACAATCAATAGTCATGTGTCAATTGCAGTATTGTCTTATATTGATGCAGCAGGACGAAATATGGAAAACAGCGAAACAGAACCTTATAAGGTAGCTGTTACATACGAAAAAGAGTATGAAGAAAATATGACTGTTGAAGAAGCTTATGAATACCTTAAGACTCTTCCTGAGTTTGAGGGAGCAGAAGATATTTAAGGAGGATTATTATGGATTTTACAACATTAACTGAACATTTTGTACTGGTAGTATTAGTCGCTTGCTTGGTGGTAGGATACATCATCAAACATGCGACTTTTTTAAATAAGATTCCTAACAATGATATTCCGGTTATCCTTGCAGTGCTCGGTGCTGTGCTCAACGCTGCGGTAAGTGGACCGTCCATTGAGTCTGTTGTATACGGAGCTGTTATGGGTCTTGCTTCTACTGGTTTCCATCAGGCATTTAGTAATTTTATTGACGGGACAATCTCTAAGAAAGGTAAGGATTACTAATGTTATTAACAGGGTTTACTGTCGAATCTGAACAGATTATTTATATTTGTGGATTGATAGCAGCTCTCTGGGGTTTGTGGAAAATTGTTAAAGAACTCAAAAAACCGAATGATGACCTTAAAGCGGCTGTATCAAAACATACTAAGCTCCTTGATAATGACAACAAGAGGCTGAAAGAATATGAGGAATCTAATAGGATGATTCTTCAGTGCTTACTTGTGATAATAAATCACGAAATAACTGGCAATGGAATCGAGAATCTCAAACACGCTAGGGATGATTTACAGGAGTATTTAATTAACAAATAAAATGAGATAAAAGGGGTTAATATTGTGACACACAACCCCTTTTATTTTTGCTTTTATAGACGTAGATAATAGTGGTCAATGGTTGGATATTTATACTTTATTCCTACATTTATACATAAATATCGCATAAATAAAGGTTTTTCTGTATCCGTAGAAGAGGCTGCAAAGGCAGGTAGATTCTAAGAAAACCACATAAATAAAAGGTTTTTAAGAAGTAGGTAGTAGTAGTAAAAAGTAGGATAATGTGTGTCGTTCATACATTATTCCTACACTACTCCTACATTACGTTCCTACACTTATTTTATTCTATTTTTTCCATTTCATCTTTTAACCATTGTACAGTTCTATCAGTATATATTTTCTCTGTGATATCACTAATCCTATGACCAGCTATGTATTTTATAGCATATTCATCTAAATTATATCTCTTAGCCATTGTGATAAATTGTTTTCTCGGATCATGTGCTCTATGCTCTGGATTGAGATTTAATTTGTCTCTAATACTTCGAAAACGATGTCTATATTTATCATATGTCATTTTTATATCGTTTTTTCTTTGGCTATCTGTGCAATTAATCAAATACTTGCTATTTATATTTATAGCTTCTTCATACCGCTTTTTAATAAGTGGACGTATTTTTGAATGAATAGGTACAAGACGGTTCATCCCGGCATCTGTTTTCATACCTCCAGCGAACACCCAATTATTCAAGTCGACTCTATTTAGTTCGATTAATCCTAATTCTTGAGGTCGCCAACCCGAATAGCATTGAATAAGAATAACATCTACATAAGGGATTTTATCAACATTCTTCCATAATATTTCCATTTCTTTATCAGTAAAAGATATATGTCCTCGCTTAACTTCTTCGACTTCTTTTAATATTTTGTCAGAGACATTGAATGTTCTGGCATAATTTTTCTCGACTAAATCATTCTCGTTAGCATAGTCAAACATTAAATTAAATATAGATTTTATTCTACTTTTTGTGTTGGCACTGGCTTGTATTATTTTTCCTTTTCCTTCTCTTGACGCCCCATCTATACACTTCTTTAAATGTTTAGCTCTTACATCTGCAACACGCATCTCGTATAGAACCGAGCAATAATTCCATGCAGATTGGATACTTCGAACATTCGAAGTAGCTACAGTTTTTAAATATTCTTTGGACCATTTCTCATATAATTCAGTCATTGTTATAGAGGAAGTGTTTAAATCATATGGGTTCTTGTTATATTCAACAAGGGCTTCGTATGCTTCATTATATGTTTTAAAATAGGCGTTTGGTTTTAATAGTTTTGATATGGGTTTACCTTCCGAAGTTTTACCAACAGTAACCATCACACGAAACCTGTTTCTTAAATTTCTGTTTTTAATTTCACTTATTTGTCCAAAACCATTCGGTAATTTAGGACGTCCTTTCTTTTTACGAGTGTATTTTCCAACGGCATTTGGTTGCATAGGAAAGCCACAATGTGGACATAATATAGCCTTATCACTAACTTGTAATCCACATTCTATACATTTGATTATCATACATATCATCCTTTCTATAAGTATTTTATACTTACTTATATATCATAAGGATGTACGAACTGTCAATTCCTACATTCAAAATGGAGAATAATCAAAATGGATAAATATAAATGCGTTCGATGTGGGGGTAAAGTTAAATACTATGATTGCGTAAAACGTATTGTTAGGGAAAAGAACGGCGTAAAACGAATAGTGCTGATTGAACGATATCATTGTATCGAATGTGGATTCACTCACCGATATTTGCCTGATGATATTCTGCCATATAAGCAGTACAGAAAAGAAATAATAGATGGAGTTGTAGAAGGTTTGATAACCCCAGACACTTTAGGATTTGAAGACTATCCAAGTGAAATGACAATGAAACGATGGAGAGATAAATACCACTGACTTTGTTTTAACTCTCGGTAATTTCTAACCTAGAATAGAAATTGAAAGGGGTGATGAATATATGGATGAGCATGTATTTGGAATGGGGTCAGTCCCAGTGTCTGTGGCAGCAAAAGTATATGGTAAGGATGCTACATGGATAAGAGCCGGTATTATATCGGGATGGCTACCAATAGGTGTAGCGACAAGAGACGGTAAAAAGATAACCACTATTGATGAAATCAACAGCAAATATGGACGTATTAATTTTTATATTTCTCCAAAGAAATTATACGAAGAAACGGGTTATATATGGGAGGGAAAAACACAATGAGTTATGTTAAATCGGAACTATCACAAAACAATAAATACTGGATACCAAGACATCGTTATTTCGAGCTGAAGCATTTTTGTTTGCAATATCCCGAATGGAAGAAGAAATACATAGAATTATTAGATACTTATTCTTTACCTAGATTAAATAACAATAAACCTAGATTAGAAAAACACATATCAGACTATACCGGAGAAATAGCTATTAAGCGCCTTTATTACACAGAGCGAATAAAAATAATAGAGAATATTGCAATAAAAGTTGATGAGAGTATATATGAATATTTATTAAAAGGAGTAACAGAAGATAAATCATATACATATTTAAAAACATATTGCAATATTCCATGTGGAAAAGATTATTATTACGATAGGTATAGGTGTTTCTTTTGGCTGCTGGATAAAGAGCGACAATAATTCGCGCATTTTACAATTTCTATTATGAGAAAATATAGTTTAGTTTTTATTAAAAGGAGGAAATTATTATGTTAGAAACAGCTATGAAGATGGAGAAAAAGATGGACAAAATGGTACATTTAGTAACTGCACAAATTGGAGCAGAGGATATACTTAGTATAGATTCTGGTACATTTGCAGTTTTGAAAGCATCATTAGAACTCATCGACATTTCAAAAAAAATGATGGTTGAACAGGCAAAAATAATAGATGAAATGAACAGAAAACTAGATGTTATATTAGAAAAATAAGAAGATTGGACCTTCGGGTCCTTTCTTTTTTCTTTTCTAATTGCATAATGTATTTTTATATAGTATACTAATAATAGTGCATAAGGAGGAGAAAATACTATGAAAAAGAATATCATCATTTTAGTAACAGGTATATTTATGACTGTTGCTACAATTTCTGGGTGTGGTTCAGAATCAACAAATAAAACAGAAGCAACGAAAGCTGAAGCAACGACTGAGTTGGATTTATCATCAAATTCAACGCATAGTGATATTAATTGGAAAGAGCATCCACTATTATCTAAACTTCCGGATCCGAATACACAAAAAGTAAAAATAGAGTCAGAGGACAGTGGTTCAATAAATTTATATATATCGGATGTATCTCAGAGCGGATTTAGTAAATATGCCGATTTGTGTAAAGATAACGGTTTTAATGTTGATTTTTCATATTCGGACAACTTTTTCACCGCTGGTTCTTCTGACGGATATGATTTAACATTATCGTATGACAATGACGAAAAGAAAATGGATATTTATCTATATACATTAGATGAATCAGAATCGACCACGACAGCAACTACCACCGAGAAAAAAGAAGAAGCTACTACGAAATCAAAACCTACAACAACTACTGAAAAAAGTGCATCAAGCGAAATCAGACCAGAAGTTAAAAAAGCGATAGATAGTTATGAATCATTCATGAATAAGTATATCGACTTCATGAAGAAGTATTCAGAGTCAGATGATGCTGTCTCTATGGCTAACGATTATGCCGAATATATGGAAAAATACACGAAGGTAGTGAAAGATTTCGATGCTCTTAAAGACAATGATCTGAATGATTCCGAATTAAAATATTATTTGGAGGTTCAGAATAAAATAAATACTGATTTAATATCGATACAATAAAATAAAAATTATAGACGCTGAGTTATTTTGCTTGGCGTCTTTTTTTTTTTGTGCGTGAAAAAAACAAGAACGCAGATTACCAGAAACTGATTTATATTTGTAAGTGATAAAAAATAACGGAGGTATAAGATGATTTATTTATTTGTATTTATCGGTGGTATATTTATAGGATGTCTATTGGTGGGGCTTCCTTTTGTTAAAACTGGAGTATTCGGTAAATTTAAGTTGGAACCCTACGATGACGATGACACTGGTTTTTATACAATTAGTATAGAAATTGAACACAAAGAACTTTTATTACATAAATCTTATGTCATTCTTAAAAAAGACGAGTCGCAAAAATAACATAGCCTTTAATGGAAACATGTTAATATTTATATTTTTAAGGGGGTTTTCATGATGAAAAATGAAACTATGTTGCACGATGAAATCAAAGCAGAACTTGAAGAATTATCAAAGCTTGAGGTTGGCTCAGATAAGTATGAAACAGCAGTTAACGGCATCAGCAAATTAATGGATAGAGCAATCGAAATGGAAAAATTTGAATCCGACGCTAAAGAAAGAATTGACAGTAAGGAAACTGAACTCAATTTAAAATATAGGCAATTGGAAGAGGATATAAAAGATAGAAAGACTCGAAACAAAATTAATATTGCTGGTATTGTTATTCCGGCAGGCATAACTATCTGGGGAACAATAAAAACATTAAAGTTTGACCAGAGTAATGTTATCACATCGACAGCAGGAAAAGAATTCACTAGAAAAATCTTTAATATGTTTAAAAAATAACATGTAAAAAATTGACGGTGTTGAGGGAACTTGACACTGTCAATTTCTTTTTGGTTTTATATCGTATTTTTTACAATTCCTATTATGAGATATAAATGTATAATTTTAGGAGGTATTTATTATGAAGAAAACTATTTTAGGAATCGTATTAACTATGGTATTAATGAATACACTTTGGGTTATATTACTGAGTAGTATGAACTATAAATATGAAGTAGAGTTGAATAAAGTAAAGACTGAGTATGAGAATAAGATTAAAGAAAAAGATTTTCAGATTCAGGATAAAGAAAAATGGCGAAAGTAAATTAGAAAAACTGTTAAATATTAATAAAGAAAGTAAAACTACGTACAAATAATATCTAAAAAGATTGAGCTTCGACTCTTTCTTTTAATTTTAATAAAACGAAAAGAGTAACTTTTATGAGATATCATTATGAAAAACCAAAAATATATTCCTCTATATTCGGTGTAATTTATACATGCAATCATCCGGTATATAGCATTTGTACATTATATCAGATAGGTAATAAGGGGTTGGCCGTAATTCAGCAGCGATATAATTCGGAAAACAAGTCAACATATTGGACCGAGATAGATCCATGGTTGACAGATCGAATATATTTGCATCCAAAATTCAAGAGTTTTTTTGATGAACGGGCCGGTGAATGTGACGAAGGTATATACCCAACAGTTAGTGTTCGACAGATTATGTGGGCTTTGAAGATGAAACCATTGAAACGTGAACGATGGGAAACATGTTTTGATAGACGGAGTATTTAGCGAAAATTACAATTCCTATTATGAAATAAAATCTGAAAGGAGAGCTAAAAATGAACAAACTGATTAAAAGGTGTGCTATCGGAGGTATTATATGGGGTACGCTGGAACTGGGATTTATATTAGGAAAAGGATACATGTTAGGTGTATTAAAAGCTTATGATATCTCAGTTATAGAAGCTATAACTTTATATTCCGGCGATAGCAGAAAATAATTACGGTTTATGACAAAACTGGCAAATTCTGTAGCAGATAATTTGAAAGAAGGAGGACAAACAACATGCAAGCATTAATTGCGATACTGGGTGGAGCCTTAATATATTGTTTATTAATATATTTCGGCGAATAAAACAGTTTTACAGTTATATATGGAGGTCATTATTGACCTCTTTCTTTTTTTTTTTAGGGAGGTATACTATGTCATTAAAAAAATATTTACAACATAATACGCCGGCCATATTATCAGGTTTGGCTAGTATTGGAGTTGTCATTACAGCGGTAACAGCAGTAAAAGCGACCCCAAAAGCAATTCAGTTATTAGAAGAGGCAGAGAAAAACAAAGGCGAAGAATTATCAAAATGGGAGAAAGCAAAAGCGACAGCTCTTACATATCTACCTTCAATTCTTATTGGAGGCACTACGATTATATGTATATTTGGGGCTCAGTCGCTTAATAGAAAACAACAAGCAAGTATAATGAGTGCTTATGCTATGATAGATCAATCATATAAAGATTATCGTAGAAAACTTAAAGAACTTTATGGGGAAGAAGCTGATCATAGAATAATTGAAGCTCTTGCTGTGGAAAAATCAGAAAAAGTTTCAGTAACGGCGTCATGCTTATTTCACGATGTTGACTTAGCAATAGATGAGCATGAGGGGAAAAATGTTTTATGGTATGACGAGTTTTCTAAGCGATTCTTTGGAGCGACTATTGAACAGGTTCTTACGGCGGAATATCATATTAACAGGAATTATATTTTAGCAGGCGAAGAAAACGTAAACGAATTCTATGAATTTTTAGGTTTAGAAGGAATAGAGAAAGGAGATTGTATCGGTTGGGCTCCTTATGACGAAGGTGAATATTGGATAGATTTTAATCATGATAAAGCACAATTAAAAGACGGAACTAATTTTTATATTATAGAAATGCTATTTCGACCTAGATTTAAATATTGGGAAGAACCGTATTAATTCGTGAAAAATACAATCACTATTATGGAAAGGAGATGAACGAAATGAAAAAACTAGATTTATCAAAAATTGATTTTGGAAGTTTGATAGTTCCGGTGATTACAGGTGTAGGCGCATTCGTAGGAGCCATGATGGATAACAAAAAAAATCAAAAAATAGATGAGTTGATAGAAAAAATCGACAATCTCAAAAACAATAAGGAGTCCTAACAAGGGCTTCTTATTTTTATTTTGAAGGAGGTAAAACAATGACACTAAGTAAAATTATAAGAGATACAAAAAGAATGGTATCTAAACATAGTCCCGAAATTCTTACAGGTATCGGGGTCGCTGGTATGATTACTTCTACTATACTGGCTGTGAAAGCTACGCCGAAAGCATTGAAGCTTATGGATGATGCACAACACGACAAGAAAGAAGACCTGACAGTTAAAGAAAAAGCTAAAGCAGTTTGGAAATGTTATATTCCATCAGTATCACTAACCTTAGTATCGGCAGGTTGTCTTTTTGGTGCTAACTCGGTAAATATGAAACGTAACGCAGCATTAGCCACGGCATATAAGTTATCTGAAACAGCGTTGTCAGAATATAAAGAAACTATTGTTGAAGAACTCGGAGAAGAAAAAGCGAAAGATATTCGTGAGAAAGTAGCCCAGAAGAAAATAGACAATACTACACAGCCAAAATCTGAAGTAGTAATTGTCGGCGATAGCAATAAAGTGTGGTTTTTCGAACCGATATCAACAAGTTATTTCCAATCTGAGGTGGAGACCATAAAAAGAGTTATAAATGATTTAAATTATAGAATGATATCTGGAATGGAAGAATATGTAACATTAAAAGAATTTTATAATGAAATAGGTGTTAAATATACCGAATACACTCCAGACCTTGGATGGAATTTATATTCTGAAGGAAAAATCGAGGTTGAAATGGTAGCCACAAAAATGGAAAATGGAAACCCATGTTTAATGCTGGATTATGAGGTACCACCAAGATATAATCCCGGATACATAGATTGATTCGCACAATTTACAAACACTTTAATGGAAGAATATATAAATTTTCATTTGTGAAAGGAGAACAACAATGATTAAAGAAGAAATGAAAAACGAAGAGATGGAAACTGAAGTTGTTAATGATGAGAATATTACAATCGAAGGCGAAGAAGAAATGAAAGAAAATTTATTTACTAAAGGAAAAAACTTTATCACCAAAAACAAAAAGAAAATCCTGGCAGTAGGATTAACTTTAGTTGGAGGTGCAGTGGGTTATGCTTTAGGATCTAAAGGTTCTAGTAATGACGACTATTCTCCTCTTGATGATAATACATCAAACAATCAGATTCCAACACTTGAGAATTCTGATTCTGAAGGGGTTGAAGAAGAATAAAATTTATATTTCCATAAGGGAAGCACCTGTAACAAGGTGTTTCTCTTTTTATTTTGGAGGAACACTATGGATCATAGATATTTTTATGAAGGACCAGTGCTTGAATTTGATAATGTAATTGCTAAATGTTGGCGGGGGGAAACTATAGCATCGTCGAAACGAAAAGCCAGAAGTAATTTGGCTTATCAGTTTAAGCGAGCGACAAATAGAACGCCAAGAACCAAAATCACAGTACCAGGAGAACTTGAGATTATTGATTAGGAGGTAAAACATGGATATGGATTACAAGCCAAATAGCCATAAATATAAAGAAGAAATGAAAGAGAAAAAAGTAGAAAAAGTAGTAAAAGGTAAAGTACGAAGAAAAAAGAAAAGCAGCATGACAAAATTCGCTGATGTTTTTGTTGCCGAAGACGCATCAAACGTTGTGGATTATATTTGGATGGATGTTCTTATTCCAACGATTAAAAACACTATCTCAGATATCATAACAAACGGAGTAGACATGATGCTTTGGGGGGCTGTTAAAGGGAATAAAAGGCGTTCATCCAATACTTATGTTTCTTATAGAGATTATTCAAGTAGAGACAGAAGAGATGACCGGACTGTGACTAGAAGGTCTGGATATTCTTTTGACGATATTGTAATTCCTTCTCGCCAAGAAGCTGATGAGGTATTAGAGAAAATGGATGAAATAATTGATAGGTACGATATCGTGAGCGTTTCGGACTATTACGATTTGGTCGGAGAAACAGGAAACTATACCGATAACAAATATGGATGGTCTAGTCTTAGAACTGCTGAAGTAGTTAGAGTTCGAGATGGATACATTATAAAATTACCAAAACCAAAGGTTATAGATTAGGAGGTTAGAAATGAAAGATATGGTAAATCATCCTGAACATTATATTTCAGATTCAGGGATTGAGGTAATTGACGTGATTGAAGCATTTACATCAGATCTCAAAGGAATTGAAGCGACTGATACAGGTAATATTATTAAGTATATTTGTCGCTGGAAACATAAAAATGAGCTTGAAGATTTGAAGAAAGCTCAGTGGTACTTAAATCATCTTATTAAGAAAGTTGAAGAAAAACATGCCCCCTAAGAGTCCGTGCAATAACGCGCTTAAACATGTTGAACACATACCGATTAAAGAAGGCAACAAATTAAGATTTTTGTTTAATAATAAAAAAGACGCCACAGAATTCTATTTTAAAGTGTTTGAATTTCTTATAGAAAATGATTACATAACTGAAAGAGAAGCCTATAAAATGTATGGTCTGACTGAATGGAACTGTGGCGACTGTTCTAGTTATAATCATGTTATATTACATAGGTTTATAGACACAGAAGAAACAGACGTTTGTTTAGTATTAACGAGATAGAAAAGGAGATAGTTAATTATGAAAAAGTTTGATATTGTAACTAAAGTAAATAGAACATTTCACAAAGCTGGTTTTCAGCTTAAAAAACATAGCCCGGAAATTCTGGTAGTGACAGGAGTTATAGGCGTTGTGACAAGCGCTGTGTTAGCTTGCAAAGCCACCAGAAAATTAGATTCTGTTTTAGAAGAATCCAAAGAACAGATTGATAAGATAAAAGATTATATTGAGGAAGAAGGATATTCTGAAGAGTATACAGAAAAAGATGCGAGCAAAGATTTAACTATTACGTATACACAGTCGGCGTTAAAAATTGCTAAATTATATGGTCCATCAGTTATTCTTGGAGCTGCATCTATCGGTGCAATCTTTGGAGGACATAATATTCTTCGTAAACGTAATGTAGCACTCGCAGCAGCATATACAGCAGTAGATAAAGGATTTAAAGATTATCGAAATCGTGTTATCGAACGATTCGGAAAAGAGCTCGATAGAGAACTCAAGTATAATATCAAATCAGACACTGTCGAAGTGACAGAACTTGATGAGGACGGAAAAGAAAAAACAAGCAAGGTTACTGTAAATACGGTAGACCCCAATGAGCTTTCAGAATTTGCCAGATTTTATGATGACGGATGTACCGGCTGGACGAAAGATCCAGAGTTAAATTTGGCGTTCTTAAAGAAACAGCAGTGTTGGGCTAATAACTTATTGAAAAGTAGAGGATGGCTCACATTAAACGAGGTGTATGACATGCTTGGTATTACCAGAACTGCCGCCGGAATGGTTGTAGGATGGATTTACGATGAAAAACATCCTGTTGGTGACAATTTCGTAGACTTTGGTATTTATGATATTAACAACGAGGCAAATAGAAGATTTGTTAATGGACTTGAACGAACGATTCTTCTGGATTTTAACGTAGATGGTAACATCTACGACAAAATTTGAATAACAAAAAGTCTTGATAGCATCGGGTCGGATTATATTTATCGTGATACTTTCGACTACCGATGCTATTCGGTATTTTAGGAGGTTGAATAAATGACCGGAAGAGAATTAATCATATTTATTCTTGAAAATAATTTCGAAGATGTAGAGTTTACTAATGTATGTGATATTCTTGGCGTGATGACCGTAAAGCAGGCAGCCCTTAAATGGAACACCGGAGAAGCCACAATAAAAACTTTATTCGAACTCAAAAAAATCCGCGGATGGAAAAATGGAGAAAACATTTATATTTTAGAACAACCAAACCCGTTTAATTAAAAGAGGAGGATGATTATGAACATTTTTTTAAATAAAATATTTATATTTGCAACAGGTGTTGCTGTCGGTTCTTTTATAACCTGGAAAATCCTTGATTCACAGTATGAGATTGTGGATGATGAGTTAGATATGGATAAAAAAGATGATACAGTAGAAAAAAGAGAAGATCCGAAAACAACTAATAAAGAAATCATTGACGAAAATAAGTATACAACATATTCAGATAATAAAAAAAAAGAAAAGGAGGATATTATGGACGGTATCTATGTAATTTCACCAGAGGAATTTGGCGAAGACAATGGCTATGGTACAGAAAGTCTGACGTATTATACCGATGGCATTATCACAGACACTTACAATAACGTTATCGAAGACCCAATAGCTTTGATCGGGGATGGAGTTCGTCATTTTGGAGAATATGAGGACGATTCGGTTTTTGTGCGAAACGAAAATAATAAGACAGATTACGAAATACTAGCCGACTACAAATCATACAAAGAAACATTCACTGAGGGACAATAGCTATGATGCGAAACGAATTAAAGACAATTATAAAAAAGGAATACTTCGATTGGATTTACAGTATTGGAAATAATTCGTCGGCTATATCTTATCATGAACTGTTTACGTTTCTCCATGAAATAAAATTTATAAGTGTACTCAAAGATGATAGAAATCGAGCTATGGATGGCGAGAATCTAAGATGGCGATTTGCATATTTAACTGGGCGAGATAAAGTTTTCGACGATATTAGTGAGTGTCTTAAGGGTAGATGTTCAGTGTTGGAAATGATGACGGCTCTCGCTATACGATGCGAAGAAGAAATCATGGATGATCCACGAAAAGGTAATCGTACAAACCAGTGGTTATGGCTGATGCTGAACAATATGGGCCTTGGTGGAATGTACGATGGACACTTCGATGAAGACGAAGTTAAAAAAAAAGTAACTATTATGATGGAACGAAGTTATAGTCCAGATGGACGTGGAGGGTTATTTAGAATATATAACTGTCCGGCTGATTTGAGAGATGTCGATATTTGGACTCAGCTTTGTTGGTTCTTAGATAGTATTTCTTAAATGCAGGGGGTTGAACGATGTAATGCTTGATTTTGTAAAGGTTTCTAAACGCCATCCAAAAAAGGGCGTTACCGAAATCTATCCTAAGTTTATTATAAAGAAATCCTCCGATTTAATGATAAGAGGTGGCGATTTCTATGCCGTATGGGTCGAAGATAAAGGTCTTTGGTCTATTGATGAACAGGATTGTTTAGATTTAATAGACCAAGAACTAAAAGCTGTCGCTAATAAAGAAACAACTGACGACGGCTTAAAAGTTGCATACATGTGGGATGGTTCCACCGGGTCGATAGACTCGTGGCATAAGTATTGTCAGAAACAGATGCGAGACAATTATCATCCTTTGGACGAGGAATTGATATTTTCGAACACCAAAACTGACAAGAAGCAGTATGCTAGTAAGAGATTGTCATACCCACTCGAAGCCGGGAACATATCGGCATGGGATAAGCTGATCTCTACTTTATATTCCCCCAGTGAAAGACATAAGATAGAGTGGGCTATAGGCGCAATTGTATCTGGAGATTCTAAAGATATCCAGAAATTCATGGTGTTCTATGGGTCGGCAGGTACCGGCAAATCTACAATATTGAATGTAATACAAAAATTATTCGAGGGTTATTATTCGGTCTTTGATGCTAAAGCGTTGGGCTCGAGTAATAACTCTTTTGCTTTGGAAGCGTTCAAAACAAACCCATTAGTTGCTATTCAACATGACGGCGATTTGTCAAGAATCGAAGATAACACTAGGCTCAACAGTCTGGTTTCACACGAGCTTATGACAGTTAATGAGAAATTTAAGTCAACGTACACCAATAAGTTTAATGCGTTTCTGTTTATGGGAACGAATAAACCAGTAAAAATTACGGATGGTAAATCCGGATTGTTACGTCGACTTATTGATGTAACTCCATCCGGAAATAAGTTATCAACCAGAGAATACAAAGAAACTATGAAGAAAATAGATTTCGAATTAGGTGCTATTGCTCAGCATTGTAAAGAGGTATATTCAGCAGACCCCGATTACTACGACGATTATATCCCCACGATCATGTTAGGCGCCTCTAATGATTTTTATAACTTTATAATTGACTCGTATTCTGTATTTAAAAAACACGACAGCACAACCCTAAAAACAGCTTACGAAATGTATAAGCAATATACTGAGGATGCTAAGGTGTCTTATCCATTTTCTTTAAGGACTTTTAAAGAAGAATTAAAAAACTATTTTAGGAGTTTTGAAGAGAGAATTGATGGGGACTGTCGTATACAGAATAGATATAGCGGTTTTAGAACTGATATTTTTGAAAAAGAATTAAATGGAGGTAAGAAAAATGAAGAGAGAAATGGTAGAAGAAGCTCTTGGTTACAACTTGATGATAGACGAATATCTACATTCAACGAAGAATGTGCATCCTGTTTCGCACAATACGCAAACGAAAAAGAAACCCCAAGAAAACCGTGGGACAAAGTCACAAGCAGGTTATCTTCCATTGACCCATCGAAACTTCATTATGTCAAGATTCCAGAAAATCACATAGTAATTGATTTCGATTTAAAAGACGAATCCGGTAACAAGTCGTTCAAAAAGAATCTTGAAGCTGCTAGTAAATGGCCAGCTACATATGCCGAAGTAAGCAAAGGCGGAGCCGGGATTCATCTACATTATATTTATACTGGCGACCCGACAAAATTAAAAAGAATATATTCTGACAACATTGAGGTTAAAATTTTTACAGGAAAAAGTTCATTAAGGCGTAAACTCACAAAATGTAACGATTTACCAATTACAACCATCAGCTCAGGTTTACCATTAAAGGAGGAAAAAATGATTAATACAGATGTTGTTCAATCAGAAAAAGGTATAAGAACGACCATTAAACAATGTCTGAATAAAGAACATCACGGGTCCACAGCGCCGGAAGTATCGTTTATATTTAAGATACTTGATGACGCGTATAATAGTGGAATGCATTATGACGTATCAGACATGAAAGGTCCAGTGGTAGCGTTTGCAGCCGGTAGTACCAATCAATCAGAAAAATGTCTAAAACAGGTATCGGGCATGAAATTCAAATCTGAAGAACCGGCAGAACCAGTAAACAATGACGAAAAACCTTTAGTCTTTTATGATATTGAGGTGTTCCCTAATTTATTTCTTGTTAACTGGAAACCGGCGGGAGTAGGTGTTCCAATCGTGCGAATGATTAATCCTACACCGGAAGATATTGAAGATTTAATTAGGTTTAGATTAGTCGGTTTTAATTGTCGCAGATACGATAATCATCTTATTTATGCATGTATGATGGGTTATGATAATAAAGCCTTGTATAATTTATCTCAAAAGATTATATCCGGAGATAAAAATTCATTTTTCAGTGAAGCATATAATTGCCGGTACTCCTGAAAATAATCGTCATAGATTTTTGCATGGCTCTCTATGGGTTCCG